GGGAGATAAACAACTGGACAAGAGAAGTCCTCTTTATAGAAGGTTCTAGGTATGAGTAAGACCGATTGTTGTTTGGATTGTGTTTATTTTGAGAAGGAAAAGAAACAATGTCATCGTTATCCGCCTATTGGTATTATAGGTAATATCAGCATTGTAGGAAATGTAACAAATGGGGCGGTACGTCCTGATTGGTTGTCTGTAGGTATCACTGATTGGTGTGGTGAATTTAAATTGGATGAAGCAGCAGAGGTTGAGGTAGATGAACCAACTCCTGAATCACTTCTTGAACCAGAACCAGAGCCGGAACCAGAACCAGAACCAGAAAATAAATCAGTATTCGATGAATGGCAAGCCAAGGGTATAAAGTTTTTAAAAACATTTTCTCCAGATAAAGAAGAGAAAAAGGATAAATAATGTACAAAGGGATTTTAGATAAGGACGGAAAATTAATCAGATCGGACGGATATTTTAATTCTGTCACGGGTTATGGCGGTGTTGATGACAACATGGAAAATACCCTGTTTATGCCGTCAACTAAGCTTCAGCAGTCAGAACTTGACAATCTGTATGAAAGTAATTGGGTTATCGGACGTGGGGTTGAACTGCCTGTCAATGATCGTTTGTCCAGAGGTGTGGACTTTCTGACTAATGATGATGACAGCGAAAACCGCAAAGTAGAACTTGAAAACCTGGAAGAAATCATAAAACAGACAAAAATGTGGTCGCATCTGATTACCGGACAATATTGGGGTCGGTTATTTGGTGGCGCTATTATTTATTTTGATTATGGTGATGATGCTCCTATCGGAGCAGCTGCATTTAATAACGGCCAGACAGGTACTAAAACCATAAGTTTTGAATTACGTGATTCACAGCGTGGAATACCCAATAAAATATGGGTTGTGGATCGTTTCTACGCTACTCCCCTTTCCTATTATACGCCGAGTGTTCATGGCGCTGACCATCCTAAACTCGGAGAACCGGAAGTATATCAACTGACTCTACAGACTACAGGTTATTCAAGATTAGCCTTAGCACATGAATCACGATGTATTGTGGTTGATGGTCTGCCGATATCGACACGTCGAAGGGCGGAAAATCATATGTGGGGTAATTCTGTTGTTCAGAGGGTCAATGATATCTGTAAATACTTCGGAGTAAGTCTTAAGGCTATGGCCGATACTTATGAGGACTTTAATTTTAAAAGTCTGGAATTAGAAGACCTGTCGGAATTAATAGCAGAGGGGTCTTTTGATGTTATAGGTGCTGCTGCTGCTTTAGCTGCTAAAAATGCTCATAATCAGAATATAGGTATTCATGCTCCTGGTACTAAATTGGTAAAAACCACTACTTCTGTAGCTGGTTTGGCGGATATGGCAATTGTAAACTCTAACTTCTTAGCCGGAGCCTGGGGAATACCTGACTCCCGTTTCTTTTCTAATAAAGGTGGCGCTCTTGGTGGTTCTTCTGCTCAATCCGATGAACGTAATTACTTTCAGAGATTAAGACACGAACAGACACACATAGACCGTCCGCATATCGAAAGGTTTTTATTTCTGCTTGGGTTTGATCCTAAAAACTTTCCTTTTGTCTTTCCACCATTATCTGAAGCTACACAGCTTGAGGAACTTCAGGCTAGAGACCTGTTAGCCGATATTGATGGAAAATATATTACTTCCGGGGTGTTACTCCCTGAAGAAGTGGCTACATCACGTTTCTCAAAGGCTCAGACTGATATGAATCAGAATATAGTTGATTTTGAAGCCAGGGAGCAGATGACTGATGACGAAGAGGACATAGAGGAAGAAGCGCCGGAACAATTAAAAGCGCCTGAGACTGAAAAAAAAGAAGATAAAAAGCCGGAAGAAGAGGGAAGAGCTGATCAAGCTGACATCAAACCTGTCAGAATAATTAAAGTGAGAAATGATATAATGCAGCATCATAATACAGAGCCGAAAACTAATATTAAGCCTGTATTTAAACTGGTTGTCAAAAAACAAAGGACTGTAAATGGATAAGACGGGAATAATTGAAGAAGAAATCCTTTTTGATGAGAAAACAGCCGCATTATTGGTGAGAGATGCCGCTGCCCTGGTAATTAAAAAGCTGGTGGTTGATCAGAATATCAGGCTGGATGATGAACAGATGCAGGTATTAGCCCGGACATCGGCTAAACATATCAATCTTGAAATTGATTATCCGGGAATATCTGAGAATGTTATTAAGCATATTACAGAGTTAAAAGACAGCACGGCATTATTTATGTCTGAAGCTGTCAGAGGTGATTTATTTGAGAGAATTAAAAAAGAAGTTGTTCTGACTAAGCAGGATAAGCAGAAAATAGCAGAAGACGCTTTTAAGCTGTTACCTTCGATTAAAGATGGAAAAGACGGTGAGGACGGAAAAGCAGGTGCAAAGGGTGAGAATTATATTCTGACAGAGCAGGACAAAACAGACATTGCATCAACAGTTAAACCACTTATTTCTTCTGTTAAAGGTGAGAATCAGAAAATCACAACAAAAATCAGAGCTGATATTGCTGAGAAAGCGGTAGATAATCTATTAAATAGTAAAGAGTTTATTACACTGCTGGTAAATGCTGTTATAGCCAGTGATCAGATTATATCCAGAGAAAGTGTTACGAAGAAGTTTACCACACTCAGGCAGATGATAGACCGGGTTTCAGTATCCGGGAAATCGGGTAAAGAAGGTGGCATTTCCGGTAAGGCTGTAGTGGGTGCGATTAATAAAACACTTGGTAATACAACCTGGCAGAGTGGAGGTGGTGGTGCTGCTGACCTCCTTATCTCAACTATTATTAAACCATTTGGAAGTACATTAGCGGCTAATGAATTACAGAAAACAATAGAATTCAGAAACACCTCTGGTGACGAACAGTTGAGGATTGATCCTAACGCAACCGTCCCGATTCCTATTGGTTCCTGGTTTGTCCTTCAAAGGGCAGTAGGAGCGCAGGAGGTAACACTTAGATTAAACTCCCCCGGTGTTCTGCGTAGTGTTTTAGGAGACCAGGATATTAAGGTGGATGGTTTTGACGGTTTCGGTATTTTTGTACAAAAAACAGCAACAGACACCTGGTTAGCTTCAGGTTCTATTAAGGACGTTTAGATATGCCCTCTTTTCAACAACAACAGGCTATTATCGGGACTCCACACCCTATGAACGTAGGGAAAGCTCCTTTGTTGTGGTATGATCCGACTGATCTAAATACTTTAACATTTAATGGCTCTGACATCAGTCAGGCGAATAACAAAGGTTCTCTTAATCTCAATATTACTGAGTCAACAGCTAGCTTTCAGCCTGGGCATGATGTCCAACAGATAAACGGGCTGGCTACTTTTGATTTTTCCGATAGTACAAAAAAGTTATTATCGGCATCAACAACAGGATTACCTATAATACCAATAGGCGGATAACGATGACATTGTTTCTTTTCCTTCTCAAAATAAACACAATCCAAACAACAATCGGTCTTACTCATACCTAGAACCTTCTATAAAGAGGACTTCTCTTGTCCAGTTGTTTATCTCCCTCTCCCCGTTTCATTGCTTTTGCAAGAGCATCAGCCATTGTAGGCGGATCACCTGTCAGAATGTAACAGGCTTTAGCAACAGCGTCTATCCTATCATCGTGACGACCTTTCGGGAACTCTTCAGCTTCATCCAGAAAAGTATTTCCATCATGCACCTCACTAATCCATTTACCACTTACCAGCTTAACTTCACCAGCCTCTGCTTTATTTGCCAGTAAATCAATATAGAAAGATTTATTCTTTCCTACTCTGTAAGGTTTACGCCAATGCGCGGATAATAGAATCTTATAATGGTCCGTGATATGTTTACCTCCGGCTCCACCTTCTTCCTCCCAATACTGATGAACTTTTTTATATTCAATATCATCTAAAACAGCAGTTTGTTTGATCTGTTTTTCAATATTAAGCGGTGTATCTCTGGAAGCTGTCACATTACCGATATAAAGTACATTATCTTTAACACCTACTAATCCCCCGGCTGTAAAGTCGGGATCATTCTTTTTTCTTTCTTCTTTCGGAGTTCCGGCCAAATCCCAAAAGCGTACTATCTTAGCTCCGGGAGGCATCTTGTCGACTATTTCAAACCAGTTGGCATTAATCAGGTTACCGCCTTTCGGCTTCGGTCTCTGCTGATATAGTGACCACCAGTTATGTTTATTTTTCTGAAACTGTTCTAAAAAATCAGACGGAAATCTCTGAGGCCATAAAGCGTCATCTATCTCCCTAGGGTCATCTTCATGTTTCCAGGGATAGGCTTCATCATCCATAACAGCAGGTAGGCAGAGAATATGCCATTTACCCTCGTCATCCCCGTTCCATTCAGGGCATCCTTCAGACGGTGGATATCCATTATACGTAGCAATGCCTTCCGATTCAAGTATCTTACCACAAAGATCTTTTCTATTCCAACGGGTATTTGTAATTAAAATCCCAGCGTCGGCTTCATCCTGTCTGTTCAGGAAAGTTCCTTCATACCATTCAAAGATTTTCTCCTGATAAGTAGGACTCTCAGCCTCTTCTCTGGATTTTACAGGATCATCTATATAGCCAAGATTAAAGCCTTCCCCGGTTATCGGTCCACCAACCCCGGCAGCGACAACCTCACCTCTGTTTCCATTACCAAGAGACCAGTTTTTAACCTGATTAACTCCATTGATACCAGGAAAGTCCGGGAAGATGATTTTAAAAACTGGTTCCTGAATGTTTTGTTTTATATGGTTTGATATTTTATAGGCTTTGTCCGCTCCGTAAGCGCAGACCATTAATTTCAGATCTTTATTTTTACCAAAGGCGTAAGAAAATGACCTCTGCATATTTTCTGTTTTCATATGTCGAGGAGGAGCAAAAACCATCGCTCTGGCTATGTTCTTTTCTAAGACGGATTGTACAAACTGACTGATAAGTTTATGATGCCAGTTTTCGTTACGGTAGGCTTTAAATGTGTATTTGGTAAAATCAAAAAGACGACGGCGGGCAAGTATCCGTTTTGCTTTTTCTATCCGGGCGTACTTTAGAATTTCGGCTTTGGTCAGCATGAATATTGATTAGTATTGAGGGGGTACACTTAATTAAGTTCAGATACTATGATATCTAGCTCATTATCCGGTAGAACAGATAAGTCTTCGGTTTTGCCTATGTTGATGTTGATTGTCGGTCCATCCGTAGGTTGATCTTTATCTAATCCAAGGGCTAGTCTTCTGCCTTCCAGATTGATTCTGTAGGTTCTAGCGCAACATTCAAGGAACTGCTGAATAGATTTAAGACGGTCCCCTTCTGACTTAGGCATATCTCTACCGTGTTTTTTAACAGAATGATAAAAGGAAGCCAGATTATATTTAATAGCCTTGTCTACAACCTTGATATTTTCCAGGTAGATTCCAGTAGCATCATAGAGTTCTGCCCCCTCTCTTTCTATGATTTTAAGTTTTGCTGTATCATGAATAGCTTTGGTCACAATCTGGTCACTTTTCCCACGTTCCCAATTTAGTCTTTTTGCCAAACGAATAACCGTAAACTTAGCTACACCGTAGGTCTTTCCAATTGTGTCCAAGGTCACAATTCCAACTTCATAGTCCGCTTTGATGGATTGTATTTTCTCATGACTTAATGCCACACTCTACCCCAATATCAATTTAACATTATCACGGAACTGATTCTCCGTGATTTCCTTTTCACACAATTTATGGTGTTCCTTAGTCAGAAAATCAATAACCCTGTCAGACGACCTCTTTTTATTTCCTATAGATTTATACGTCTTCAGGTCTTCAATACTGCCGTTGTATAGTTTCATTTTTAAGTATGTGTATTTTATGCACTAACTGTTTTTCAACTCTTCCAACATATCAGATGTTCTATCAAAAAAATCTTTCATCGTAGACAATCCCAACTGCACAGATAATGTTTCCTCCATTATCTTATCTAAGATAGCCCCTGTTTCTTTCGGGCTTAGTTTAGAAGCCTGATCTAATAAAGACTGTTTATCCATTGTTGATAACCCCAATTGAATAGATAATATCTCCTTTATTAACTTAGACAAGTACGTCCTCGCTTCTTTCGCATTCAGCTTAGAAACTTGGTCTAATAAAAACTGTTTAGTTTCTTTATCTACTGTAGCAGCCATAATTAATTAACTGTCACCTCACAATACTCTTTCCACTTTACATCAAATTCAATCTGCGCACCCAAGGAGTCAATATCCGATCAGTCAATTTTTTACCGTACCCCCATCGACCAGTAAACAACATATTGAAAGGAAGTCCAATAAATAAAACTAACCACACCAAAGGGAAAATTAATATTGTGAATCTCCACAAAAAAGATACTTTTTGAGGACTTTTGTCTATGTAAAAATGGAGGTGAGATACTCTGATTATATCGCAATCAGCATTTTGGATAACTTCTTTCTGATACTTAGTAAGATCAGGAATACTCTCTAGTATCCATTCTCGAACATCACTGCCACTTGCTTCCTCTATTTGTGAAAATATCATACTGAATACTCCTTCCACTCCACCACTTTATCATTAATCATCACCTGCTTATTCCCGGTGTACTGACACCATCTTGAAATTATCACGCTCACATAATGAGGATCTATCTCAATTCCAAAACAACGGCGCTTGGTTTTCTCACAGGCTATTAAAGTTGAACCGGAGCCTAGGAAAAAATCAAGGACTAGATCACCCTCCTGAGAATTAAATAAAATAGGAGTCTGGCATAATTCAACAGGTTTCTGTGTAGGGTGTGTACCATCACTTTTTTTAGTATCCAGCCATGTTGATAAAGCATGTCCTTTTTTCGGAAAATTAACCGTTCTTTTACTTCCTTTAGTCGCATAAACACATAATTCTGTATTCCATGTCCAATGATGCTTAGAAAGTGATGGCATAGGATTAGGCTTGCTCCACACACAATAATAAACGTAATCTGCCCATTGTTTACATAATCCTATTATTTCACCAAAAAGAAAATGACTTGTCCAGATATAGATTACAGAATCCTGTTTAGTATACTCATTAATCAAGTCGCACGTCTTACCCGGCTTAAAATCTTTATCCCATTCTGATTGTTCTAATTTGTTCATTGCCTTAGAGACCCCAGCAGCATAATTTTTGCTTTCGCCAGCAACATTGTAAGGCGGATCAGTAAAAACCATATCAGCCTTCTCTTCCCCCATCAACTTCTCAACATCCTCAGCCTTAGTTGAATCGCCACAAAGCACCGTATGATCTCCCAACCTCACCAAGTCCCCAAGCTTAATAGCCGTCTTCACAGGCGCTTCGGGTACTTCATCGGCTTTCTCATCTGTACCGTCATCCTCAAGACTATCCAACTCAATATCAAGCTCATCGGCTAGATCATCATAATTAAGCGCCTCAAACTCTTCCTCCGGCAGTTCAGCCTGAAGTTCAAAGAGTATTTCCTCAAGGTCTTCCAGTACCCAATCACCACTGATGGACTCAGCATTAAGCGCCACGTTTGCGGCCTTCTCCGTGATCTCATCGAAGTCAACAGTGATACACTCAATCTTCTTAATATCACCTGAGAGATAGCTTTTAACCCTCTGATGTCCTGAAATGATGGTATTCTTTCCATCCCGGATATTAACTACAATATGCTGTAGATAACCAAACTTGTCCAGACTTTTTCCTAAACCGTTCAAAGCTTCGGGTTTTATGGTCCGGGGATTATACGTTGCCGGGTTCAGGTCTTGGATTTCAAATATCTGTTTTTGTGTGGATAGTACCTTTCTCATTCTTTAATCTACCGCCTTACTTTCTGCACAAAATCTGCGATCATGAAACCTGTAGCTGTTATCCAGAGAAACAATACAATAAACAGTAGAACAGACTGGATTATAATTTTCCATAATACACCTTTTGAAAGATTCACTTCATACCCTTGATTATACACGCTTTCAGGAATAATGCAAAAAACTTCATATGAGGTTAAATAAAAGCTTGACACTAAGTGTAGCGTCTGACTACTATCTGTTTATACATTACGTTAGATGGATTAAAAATAACTTAAACCCCTTCGCAAGAAAAACAATGAAAAAACTCAAACTTCTTAAAGTTAAAATAAAAGGCAAAGTAGTAAAAAAATCTATAAAAAAAGAAACCCTATGAAATACAAACCCCAACTAGACGACGACCTCATAAAAAGTCTTGGAATTGATAAAGCGGTAATTAAAAGCCATTTAACCAACGCTGAATATACTCAAAGAGTCGTTTATAAAGATTATCCTTTAGTCCAAGCAAAACCAACTGTCATTGAATGGGTAGTGTACCTGGACAATACTGAAACTGTACATCAGTATTTAATGGATAAGCCGGAATTAAGTAAAACAAATGTACACGAAAACGGACAATGTACTTCTTACATCGTGGCTATTTTATGGCCTGTAACTTCAAATAAAGAGGATAATAAATGAAAAATATCTACAATATGAAACTGCACGAGGTTGCATCTGATGTGGCAGAAAAACCAAACAGGCTTGGTGCCAGAGAGATAGAGAGAGTCCCCGGTGGTTGGAATTATATCTATTTTATTAAGAATCAACTTACCTCTACCTTCGTCCCCTGGCACGATTCAGGCCGACAGATAGCCTCTAACGGAAATTATGAGGAGTTGAGGACAAAATTAAACGAGGCTGAAAACATAATCAAAGAATTGGAACATAATCTATTGGAGCCTAATACTAGGGATATAGCTATAGACACTGTAGATGAAGCTGTTACAAGTCTTGATATTATCAAGAAATATAAATTTTTTAACAAAAAATGACCAGATCTAAAAACCATTGCCGGATATGTGAGAAATCATACTTCGGCCTGAAAATGCACCTGAGCAAAAAACACCCTGAACTTACAGCCTGTGAGTATAAAACAAAGTTCAGGCTGGAAATTGAAACCATCGATATTCTGATGGATAAACTAGGCTGTACCAATGAACAACAGTTAGCTGAAATATTAGGAACCACAAGAACAGGAGGAATTGTAAGTCTGAAACGCAAAGATTTTAATATTCTCAATCCTCACGTCAGCAGATTATATAAAATAATAGTGATTCTACTGGAAAGGATCACGGATAAAAAAGAATTAAACCGAACCATCCGGCAGATCAGATTTCAAATTGATATGGAGTAATAAATGAATGCAGAATATATACAAGAACACGAGTTATTAAACATACTGGGAGTCAAAACATCTACTTTCACAGCATCGGAAACATTTCCGAAAAAAATAGAGGTATGGCTTAAATCAGACGTTATAAAATGGGTAGCAGACAACATAGATCAAATTCCTGATATTGATATGCAGGAAATAATATCATCTGATGATGTATGTACTACATTCAAGATCAGTCAGACTACACTTGTAAGATGGATAAAAAGAAGGAGTCTGGTTCCAGGTAATCAAAAATACGGACATTTAAGAACCTGGACAAGAAAACAGATTATAGGCTGGTTTTTTGATATTCCTGAGTTACTTTTCAGTAACAAAAAATAAAATATAACTCAGAACGGTAGGCTCCCCCCATTGGCTAAAGTATAAATTATCCAGAGGGCAAAGCCTATCAGCCCCCATTTGATTAATGTAAACATATTTTACTCTTCTGCTGGTCCTGGAACATCGAGATCTTCTACTACTAGTACAGGAATATTATTCCCCATATTTAAAGACTCTTCAATCCAGTGTGTTATCTCATGTAAAGGATTTATAAATCTTTCTGTTCTTTCTGTAATATCCGGCCTATATCCTGTTGCTAATAAGGTTAAAGCAGCTTCAACATATATTACCCTATTTTGAAATGCTGTATTTTCCCCGTTGCATCCTGCCAGAATATCATTAAATAAACTTACCTCACTTTTTACCTCACCCACTTCCTTTTGAAGACTTAGCTGATTTCTCATTTTAAACTTTTATTAAAATTATTAAAACCCTATCGGAATAGTAATCCCTGCACTGATCCAGGTAGCGGTAGCAGTGGCCGGACTTCTTTCTATCTCCACGCCTTCATCTGCTAAAGGAACTTCACGACTGATTAAGGAAAGATTTACTTTATAGCCTAAGTTATTCAAAGCCCAATGCGCCCTTAATCCACGTTCAAAAGCAAATCCCAAATCTTCTGAGCCTTCTGAGTTCTGAGCATCCACTTTACCGAAACCAAGGAATAACTCAATTACAGGGTGAATATACCAACCTACACCGGCAATAAGAGTCTGGTAGTGCCATGTTTTATTATAAAGGGAGTTCTTATACTCGGTCTTCTCAATCTGAGCAGTGCTATACGTACCGTAGACATTGAACACATTTGAAAAGTTATGTTTAAAAATAAAAGAATAATTACTAACCGCAAAC